AAGTAAAACCTAAACGGCTTATGCCCAAGTCGTTCAAGACTGGCGAAGCATTTGTAGCCGATGTGTACCACGGTACTGATACTGACATTCAAGAGTTTGACTCTTCAAAACTAGGTCAAAATACAGGTGCGGCATCGGCATCGGAAGCGTTCTTTTTTGCTGGCAAAGGCGAGACTGCAAGCACTTACGCCGAGATTAGGTCTGAAAAACAGAACGAGACTGAGTTCAAGCAGACTATGACAGTCGCTAAAAAGTTTCTGGAAAAGGAGACTTTGAACGCTGAGGACCAGCAAGTTCTTAGCAACATGATGCAGCGCAGCAACGAAATGAAAGGGGGCAAAGAGTTTGTTGAAAGCTTAATCAAAGCTGCGGAAAAAGCACCGGGATCAGTTGCAGTTGCCGCAAGAAAAATGGCGTTGCAGCTTAGGCCAGTTCCGCGTCCTAACGTGCAAATACAACGTATCCAAATGCAGAACCCACTCGTCAAAGACTTTAAAGGAGCGAGGTTCCGCGACGAAACCTACATAAGCCTAATTAAAAAAGCCAAAGAAGCAGGGCACGACGGTGTTGTCCTACTAAACACATACGACGTAGCTGGTAAAAGAAAAGAAGAAATTACCGAAGCCGACAAAGACAACATCTTTGCTGTGTTTGACGCTAAAGATGTAACGAATACTTTTAAGCCCAGGAAAGACAACACCAAGTTTAAGAAAGCTGCTTTCGACGAAGAGGGGCTTGTTACGGACGAACCGTCTAAGGATGTAGCCAATGCAACTTCGGCTAATGAAGCGTTAGACAACATTATACAAAACGGCAATCGAAGCGAACGAATGCTAGCGAAACGTATTAAAGACATGGCGGTGTTTGGGGACTACAAGCTTGTTATAGTTAACGATCCCGAAACGGATTTAGTTGAAGCAGATTTTGTAAATCAAGAGTTCTTAGCTGAAAGCCTTAACCCCACACTAGCACTAGCCGCAGGGAAACGAGACTTTGAAGCAGCTAAAGATATTTGGTCTCGTGCAGAACCACCGCTAGGTCTGTACTCGGAATTTGGTGCTGCGAGTTCCGATTCTCCTGCGGGTGTAATAATGTTGTCAGGCAATCCTGCTATGTTTGGAGCAACTAACAATACATTTTTGCACGAAATGATGCACGCTCTAACTGCCAACTGGTTGATTAGAGTGCGCGAGGGAGATCTTGTAGATGGTCCCGCAGTTAAATTATCTAACAAACTGCAAAAGTTAGCGAACAAAATTGACAAATTTAGTAGACGCAATACCGCTGAAGACATAGCCGACCTGATGGGGGTGAGTACGGAAGTTGCTGATATGGTAAAGAACAACGTACAAAATGTAATCAATGGTAGTGTTGACGAGCTTATTGCTTACGGTTTTACCGAACCTACGTTTCAGTTGTTTTTAGATACACTTGTGATTGAGCAAAAAAAGGGAGTGCGAAATCAGTCAGCTTGGAGCAGCTTTGTAAATTATGTAAGAGACTTCTTCGATCTTTCTGGCACTGACGCAAAAACAACTACAGCGCTGAACGAAGTTTTAAGACTGACACAAACTTTGTTTGACCAAAGAGTTGACGCACAGGCAAAGGAGTCAAAGTTACGCCGAAAAATGCTGGCAAAGCACCCGATAGATCGACAAGCACAGCTACGCGCCAACGCAACAGGCACGTGGCTTGCCAAGAGCGGCATGGGTGGAGAGTCTGCTAAGAACTTTTTAACTGACGCTATGTATGTAGTTAGAAACCCTGTTAAAGCTCTAAAGCCTCTAAGTAAAATAATAAGAGAAAACATAGATAGCTTGCCTTCGATGGGCAAAGCCTACCGAGCTATGTTAGAGTTTGAAAAGACTACTAACGAGTTCATGCTCAAGTTAGATCCGATTGCTCGTGCTGCTAAAGAACTTACGCAGGATCGTCAGAATATAGTCAACGACTTTCTAAGCAAGTCTACTTTTTATCAAAAATGGGGGTACGATCCGCAGATAAAAGACAAGACCGTAAAGGTAGATCCTGTAATGTCGACTGCGTTTAAAAAGCTGACGTCTAAAGAGCAAAGCATAGTCAAAGCTGTGTTTATGCATGGGGAAAATACGCGGAAAGAAATGGCGCAAATTGCCAAAGACAACAACTTGCCCAAAGAGTATCTGGCTGTTTCAAAATTAGACGGGCCTTACGCACCGTTTAGACGTAAAGGTAACTTCTTTACCGAGTTAAAATCTGCTGAGCTTGTAGCTGCTGAAAACGATCTAAAAGCTACGACGAACAAGATAAATAGAGATAAAGTAGAGAAGCTTAAAACTCAAGAGAAGCACTACGTGCTAAAAGCATTCGGTTCGCTAAGTGCAGCAGAATCCTACAGACGTAGCAATGAAGGCGCGTATGCGAAAACAAGTGCCACTGAAAAAGAAATAGGCTTCGACGAAGACCAACGCGTCGATCCTCAAGTGCTCTCTAAAGTTATGGCGGCTATAGGTGCAGATAAAAATTCTGGCTTGGACACCGCAACACGCAACGCGGTGCAGGGCATTGTAGAAAAAATATACGCATCGTCGTTGTCGGAGAATAGTGCTCGGCTGTCTGGATTAAAACGTAAGAACCGCGCTGGTTACGACGAAAACATGTTGCAGTCTTTCTTTACACACGCACACGGTCAAGCTCGACTTGTAGCTCAGATGAAGCACGGTAAAGAAATAAACCAACAGATAGCGAATACTAGGGAAGAAAACAAAGAGGGCAACCGTGCTTCGCAAGAAGCCTACAACTTGTTTGCCACACACTATCAGCGATACGTTAACCCTGCTAGCGGCCTTGGGGTTGCCATTCAAGATCGCATAGCGTCTATCAACACGGTCACAACGCTTACCAGTAGTATTGGCTACCATGTTACTAACGCGCTACAGCCACTCATAAATCAACAAAAGATGGCCTCTGATTTTAACGATTACTCAGGAGCAATGGCGGCACAAATAAAAGCTTACAAAGTAGCAAAAGATGTAATCGACGGAACTGTGTCTAACGCTGTAAAAAGCATAGGTAAGCAAGCCTTTACCACAACCACAGTAGGACTGATAGACTTTAGCAACGACGTAGAACTGGACGTGTCAAAAGCTCCCAAGCACATGCAAGAGATGCTAAAGAACCTACAGCTAGAGCAGTTGTTGGATCAAGGTATCGAACAAGACCTAAACTTTGAGTCCACTATGGATACGGGGTACGAAGCTATCGACAGTACGTCGGCCAAGTTTAAAGAAATATCAGATCGCTTGTACCAGACTGCTCGTTACGTGGAAGCCTATAACCGCGTAGCTTCTGCTGTGGCGGCGTTTGAAATGGCTAACAAGCATCGGGCAAAACTTGCTAAGATGAAGATGACAGCGCAGGAATATGCTAAAGCTGCGGTAGAGGATACACAGGGTAATTTCTCACGGCTTGACTCAGCTTTAGTATTTAAATCTCTGCCTAAATTAATGACGCAGTACCGCAAGTATCAAGTTATGATGATGTGGTTGTGGGCTGGTGCGTTTAATAAACTATTTCGTGGCGTAGATACAGCAGATAGACTGGTTGGCTTACGGATGCTGACTTATTCCGCAGCGCACACGGCATTGCTATCTGGCGTAGTCGGTCTTCCGTTCCTAGGACAAGCAGCAACGTACTTCCCTGCGCTGGTAGGCGCTGACGACGAGGAGAAAGATCCTAAGTTTGACTTAGAGCGTTACATTCGTACAGAGGTATTCCCTGATGACGAGCGTATGGCAACTTTAATTAGTAGAGGCGTACCTTCTTTCTTTGGTGTGGACATGTCGCAGAAACTTAAACAGAGCGATATATTTACCCCGTTTCCCTATTCCGAGTTTGAAGCTTCCGAAGACGGAGCCAAGAACTACGTGCTGGAAGTTTTGTTAGGACCAACCGCGAATCAAATTGGAAACGTTGGTCGCGCAGCTAGGTACTTAGATGGTGGCGACTTATCTAAAGCTACGGAAGCAGTGATGCCTAAAGGCATTCGCACAATGCTTGAGAGTATTCGTCTCGGACGCGAAGGGTTTACGATGACGAACGGAGATATGATTTTAGATCCGCGAGAGTTTGACTTGTCGAGTTTGATGATAAACGCGCTAGGTATCCCAGCTACTGAAGTTAGCAAGGTTAAGTGGACACGTGGGCAGCAGTTTGAGATTACTCAATACTTTACTAAAGAGAGCGGAAGCATTCGCAACCAATACATTGAAGCCGGTAAGAATCGTGACCGCGCAGAGCAAGCAAGATTGCGCAAAGAGTTTCTTGAATTGCAAAAAGCCAAAGACCGTGTGCGTCCCTTCTTTAATAACGCGCCGGGAACTTTAAACCGCTCAAGTCTGATGGACTTAATCAGGTCTCCTAGCGAACAGGTAAAGCGAGAAAGAAAGTATCGAAGTCAAATTGTAGGAAACTAACTCTTCACTGTCGGACCCTCCCAGCCGACAGACTTACCCTCACTCGGTCAGGCCATACACTGCGACGGTGGGGGTATTTTTTTGCCGCGTGCCCAAAACGTGACCGAATGTTCTGGTAAGTTGTGGGATGTTCTAGGAAGTTTGGGGGGTTTTGGTTGTCAAATAACAAAAGTAATAAGAAGTAAAGTGTTGATAATAAAGGGTTTTATGTGGTGCCGCAGGGGAGGATCGAACTCCCGGCCTCACCCTTACCAAGGGTGTGTCGCACTCTGTTAAACCTATTAGTAACAGTAAGTTAAGCATCGCCATAAAAAGCGCGTGCCCAATTCTTGCCCAAAAGGTCTGTTGCGCGAGCTGCTGGATCGTTGCTGTGAATGTAAGTTTCGTCTACTAAACGGACTGATTTCCAGCCCCCTGCGTCGGCTATTGCTTTGCTCGACCAGCCCTCTCTTTCAAGAGCCGTGGCAAAGCTGTGCCTACCAATCTGATGTGTGCCCAGATATTTTATGTCAGCGTCTTTGCAAGCGCGTCTGAGAGTTTTGTAAACACCCCAGTGCTGTTGGTATCCGAACACACGACCATTGCGCGGTGGTAGATGTCTTAGCGTATTAACTAGCATGGGAACCAGCCCAGCTGTAGCGGGATCACCGTTTTTCGTCTTGCGGATATGTACAGTAGCGTTGTCTAAGTCTACGTCCTCGGGAGTAAGCTTGACTGCTTCGCCAATACGACGACCGGTTGTGTGTAAGAACAGCATCAAAGCGAAAGTATGAACTGGTAAATGGGGCTGCAAAGTTGCGAGGTATTCAACACCAACGGCTTCGCGTATCGGCTTCTCTATCGGAAAGGCTTTTACTTTTACCGGCGCACACCAGCCTTGAGCGTGAGCGTAGTTAATAACTGCACGAGCAGGGACGATACCCTGTCGATTTATCGTAGCGTTTTTGGCGTTTGGGTAAGCCTTCTTGGCCGCTTGTCTTATCGTTTGTGGATTTACACTGCGTAGCAACACACCAGCTAACTGCTCGGTAATCTTGACTAGGTAGCGCGTTTCGCCACCGTCTTCTGCGTAGTGCAGCGCGGCTTCGTCAAAAGTCATTACTGCTTCAACACCGTAAAGGTGCAGCCGCCACATCTTTTTTTCTAGGTCGGCTCTTAGTTCTTCTGCGCGGCTAGGGTCCGAAGTCTTAAGAGAGCGTCGGATTCGTTTACCGTCGGGGTCATAACCGTCGGCGTGGTAAAGACCGTACCGCTTTTTAAGTTTGAGGCGCATTGGGTAAGTACCTTCCGCATGGCTGTAATGTTTTCACGATAGAAGACTTTTCTGTTTCCGCGCAACTCAAAATGTACACCGGCCTTTACGTTTGGTTCTTTAAGAGCGGCGTCTAACGATGCACGAGATATGCCTAGAGCAGTTGCAGCTTGGCCTACATCTATCGGTGGCTCGGCCCAATCAGGAAGAGAATTACTCATCGTCTGACTCCTCTTCTGCTTTAGATATGCCATCCATCAGCTTCTCGTAGTTTATCTCGTAGCAACGTGTTAACCCGCTTGGAATTGTAGAACCTTGGCCCAAGTACATACGCTTACTAGGCTTGCCATCGGACTGAAATATTAAGTATTCGGCTTTCTCTAGCTCCTCACGCATAGACGCAGGAGTAGCACCACTTTCTTTGCACCAGTCGGATAACGCTTTGACCAGAATAAAAGCTTTTTTGTCTTCCGTACACAACCGACCAGCAGGAGGCGCACGCAATATCATAGAGGAATCTTCTTTGTTAGCGTTGGCATTGCCTAAGCGACGGGTGACAATGAGTCGTCCGTGTAGCGTACTTATAAAAGAAGACAGATGTTCGCTTGTGTCAGTGTTAACTTCCTTACGGCTAAGTCTCATGTTCTTGACTTGCGCCATAGCCCATTTCTTCATGCGGTTAAGGTCGAACGATACAAGGCCGATCTTCTCAGCTATCTTGCCAGCAACCAGCGCAGTAACAATCGTGTCTCTGTAGAAACGCTCTTTTGTTTCGTCTTCTGACTGAGGATTGAACTTGCTACGGGCAGCTACCATCTGACGACGTACCCAGTCTTTGTTCTTAATAATAAAACGTAGATACGGAAGACAGGCTTCGCCGTACATGTTGTCCATGTGGTGCTCCACAAAACTCTGCGTAATGTCGGGGAACACCTTAGTCTTGTAGCCTTTTGGCATAGGTACTTCAAAGAAACGAAGCTGTGTCGCTTCTACTTTGTAGCCGCCCGGTAGCTTGCTTATGCTTTCTAGTATGCTGTCGTTGGACGTAATGAAGCTGTTTTTAAACCACTGCCCTCCCACCGTAGCAAAGTCGCCGTTGGTTTTGAGACGTTCCTTATCTCTTCCGTTAGCAAGCGCGTAACCTGTACGCGACAGTTCTTCAGCTGTTCGTCCAGAGAACTCATCTAGCAGCATAGGAATACTACCCATGATAGCAATGCGTTTAATCACGGCGTTTAGCGTAGTGCCGTTTTCGCCTGTCTGCCGCTCCATGTGCTTGTGGTTACCGTAGAAGCCGCAAGCTATCTTACATGCTGTAGTTTTGCCAGTTGAACCCTCGCCAGTAAACGCAAGCGGAAGACCGTGCCAGTTAGAAGATCCCATAAGCTCGACGAGCGCGGACCCCATTGAGTGACACAGCGCGAACTGAAACGGTTCTGCTCCATCGCGGTTGTACAGCTTGTCTATACTAGAAACCCACGCTTCCAATGTACCAGACCTACCGAAATCAATAGCTACATCCTCGGGCACACTGGAGTTACACAATACGTTTTCAGTACCTTTTTCGGTTATGATCTTTGTACCCATAACAAAGCCTGACCTGTCAGGAAGCCAACCAAACTGACCGTATGTCTTGGTCTCAATCTTCCACGCTTGCAGTGTTTCGATGAGGTTTTCTGCAAATTCAGCCATGTGATTCCTCGCGTTCCTAGTTCGAAGTAAGAACACTTCGTTTGCAGCAAAGGTCTTTGCCATTAAGTCTGTGGAGGCTAGTTCGTAGGTAGGCATCATGAATTCGCGCCAGTTGCCGTTCTTCTCCTTAGCCCTCCAGTGTATGACCCACGTACCGTCAGCGTCTTTGATGCGGTTAAGGGGGTAAATAAAAGAACGACAAAAGGGGTGCCATGTCGATACACCGTCAGCGTCGGTAACTGATCTAGACAATGCTACGCCGTTCCAACGAAAACCCTGCGTAGGCCAGTACGGAATTGTTTCGCCCTCAAGTGTCGTCGCGTTGCTTGTTCCCTGGGCATCGTCGTTGTTCGCGTCGGGGTCGGGTTCGACGGGAGCGATGTCAGGTGGGGCAAAGCCTTTTTCTCTGGCACCGTCGATCATGGGTTGTATTTGTTCTGCGCGAGGTGGACCGCTTTTGGGTTCGCCCTCAGTCAAGTCTGAAACTAGCTCGTGTATCTCTGCGTCGCTAAGTCCTTTGGTAACGTAACTGGCAACTAATTTTAAAACATTGTTGTACCACTCGTCGCCCTCTAGTGCAGCCACTCTCGCTTTCTCGCGGTCGAGGCTAGGGCCATACTCAGAGACGTAACCAAACCCACCCTTTACAGGCTCAGGCATGACGTTGTTGTCTCGGATGTAGTCCAGCATTTTACCGCGCACGTAGGCAACGGAATACTCTACGCCCTGCTTCTTTAGCACCACGGGAACCGGAGGATCATACTTGCGATTGTGGGAACCTACTGGACGTAGAACACGAGCGGAATCAATGTCTACTAGAGCATCAGTCTTGGTGTTAAGGTGCCGACTTATTTGTCTCTTGATCGCAGATAGCTCATCCCATGTGGCTTTGTCTAGCTCCTCGTTAAAGTGTATGTACGTGTGGTATCCACCGCCCGAGTCAACAATAGAGGGAGTTAGTTCTAGAGCTTTTGCAACTCTAACAATGTCTAGAAGAGCTTCTTGCTTTGTATCGTAAACGCTTTCTTTTTCAGTATCTACATCGTAATCGTCGTACAGTGCGCGGCTACAAACCACGTTTTCCTGTTTGCGTATTACTCTGTACCCTTTTTTGTTTGTGTACCAATCCCCGAATGTGTTGACAGCGAAGTACACAGTATCCCCTCTGTCGTCTATTTTTTGTGCTGCCACAGCAGCCGCCTCTATAGTGGCGAAGCTTTCGTGCGTCCACCGCGTACGACCATTTGGTTTAAGCGTCGGTAATCCGAGAACCACAATGCCCGAGCGAGGTAGCACGGATAGTAGAAAATCTAACATCTCCATAGCGTACCCGTTGTGTTAACGTGTTAACAGATAGTAACCGAAGCGAACCTCGGTTACTGAGTTACTTTTTGTAGGGAGTTTAGGCTACCTTGGTAGGATCATCGAAGTTAAGACTATCCAACTGGTCGAGTATTTCGTCGGACACTACTTCTTTAGCCGGTGCAGCGGCTACGCTTTTAGGAGGAGAAACAGGGTCATCGTCTAACCCAATGTCGCCTTCGTCTGCGTTGACAGACGGTGTTAGCGTTGTAACAAAAGCTGAATCAGAAGAACTAAAGCCACCCTCAACTACTTTGAACGAAGAAGCTTTTGTAGACATAGCAGCCAACTTGATAACTTGTACCTGACGAAGTCTTAGAGACACGCCGTATCCAGAAATATTGTTTGGTTTGTAAGCTATAAGAGAAACTTGAACATTGATCTCAGAGTCTCTGGTCAACTGAAACCCCTTTTCCATTTCAACGTTATCAGAGTCAAACTGCTGAATTTCTGTTGTTGTACCATCGTCCCACGCTCCTACAAGTCTTGTCTTGGCAACGTACATACCGTCGTAACCAAACGCAGATCCGGCTGTAAAGACTTCCTTGGCAGGGGGGTACTCGTCCCAATCGTCTTTTTTCTTATCCGCGTATTCGGCTTTCATAGCCAAGTACACAGGCTTTACCTGTTCGGCAGTCATGACTAGATCTAAAGTGTAAGCAGCGTTGTTGTCAGTTGGCTTACAAGGAACGTTCTCGTCGCTTCCGTCTTTGTGTTTTACCCAGTGATAAGTTTTGTCGATACGTGGGTGTAGAGCTATTACGTTAGGGATAATTATAGTAGGGCGTTTGTTAGCCATTTGGGCCTCCATTAAGGTTTTAGTGTGTGTATCCGTCTGTTGCAGTAAAGGATGATACTACAATTTTAGACGCTTCGATTAGGTTATTTAGTTCGCCATCTTCTAAAAATCGGATGACTCTAAACGTCAGCTGAGTACGAGTGGTTTCTTGCGTAGCGTCGATCTTAGTAACAACGCAGTTAAGTCTCTCGCCTCGACTTATTATCGACTTCGTATAGTCGCGTAGCGCTTTGAGTGAAGCCGAAGGCACACGCAACGAAAGCATGTCATGTGGAGTGTCAGGCTGTAACAATTGTAATTGACTAAACTCGGAACAGCCTTTGCCCCGTTTCCCGTTGGGTGTAATTTTAGACCCCCACTGATTGTGGAAGCATATAGTGCATTTTTTAGATTGAGGTTCTTTGCTATCACTGCACGGAGCTACGCCATCAACAGAATGACAAGTGCGCGTTCCGTCTTTTGCGTAGTAAGTTCTTGCGTTGTCTGTGGAAGAAACGATTACTACCTCCACAGGCAATTCCCCCGTATCTAACATTAGCTGCGCCTAACATTTACAGTTTGGGTTTCGCTGAAGCTTACCCCTGCTGGCAAATCGTCGTGCACATCGCGGTATTCCTCTACCGCTTTTTTAGATGGACGCTTTTCTATAAGCTCCCATGCTTCGTGTTCTTTTATGTGTTCCATAAAAGCTTCTGGGTCGTCTACTTTGACAGACCTACGAGTTGATCTGTAGGCCGTACCAAATTCTTTTGAAGCTACGCGATCTATACCTTGCTCGTTAAACCGCCGTAGAAACTCGATCTCGACTTTGTTACATTTGTCTTTATCGGCACTGTCGTCAGCTTCGTAGTCTTTCTTGCGTGCTTGTCGTCTGTCTCGCAAGCTTACAAAAATCCTGAGTAGCGTAACATCAGGCAGTTCTGATATGCTCAGTTCTTTGTTCATCGGGGTGGGTCTCCTTTTTATTTTCTAACCATCTGTCGATGTCTGTTTCATCCCACCGAAACACTTTAGGTGAGACTTTTATTGGTTGCGGAAAACTGGGGTTCCGCGATCTAAACGATTGCAGGGCAACTTTAGTAATGCCCAACCGCGCAGAAACCTGCGAGGGGTTCAGTAAGATCATGCTCAAATACCTCTATACGTGTTCACATGTTAACACATTAAAGCACGTGCGATCAGACGTCAAGCAAGTAATGGTGCCCGATGAGCTTTTACTTCGTCTAGTAACGCGCCTTGCATTTTTTGTTTATTGCGTAAGCGATTGTAAATTCGCTTTTCCACAGGAGTTCCTTCTAGCAAAATAACGAAGTTATTCATTTTTTGGCCGGGCCTGTTAATCCGACCGTTAGCTTGTTCGAAGGTTTCGTTAGACGTTATACAACTGTACCAAACAATTGTGCTGGCAGATGTAAGCGTCAACCCGTGAGACATAGCAGCTGGTTGAGCCACTAAAACTTTTGGGTCTTTGGTTTTCTGAAACGCAGAGAATATTCTGTCGCGCTCAGACTTTTTAACGCCGCCATGAATTACCTCCACAGCGAAGTCTTTGCTTAACTCCTCGGCTACCATTTTTACAGAGGAGACAAACGGCACGAAAACAATTACTTTGCCTTCAGCCGCTTCTACGATTGCTTTGGTCTCAGCAATACGTGGGCCAGATGGTATAGTCTTTTCTTCCCTTTGATTATCGTAGACTACGCCGCAAGCAATTTGAATTAGCTTGCCCATCTTTACCGCTTCGTTGACAGCAGTGATCTCACCGTTGTCAGCTTGTGTTCGCATACGCAAAACCATTTCTTTGTATGCTTTATCTTGTTCCTTAGTTAGCTGCACAGCCCTAGTCTCAAACATGATCGGGGGCAAATCTAAACACTCGTCGCGTGTGAACCTAACAGCTGGTTGCATCACGTCGCGTACTATTTCTGTAGCTTCTGGCTTAGGTATCCATTTGAACTGCGTGAGCTGTCTCATTACTTGAGCCTTGAACCTGTTGAAGTAAGGCGGCACGCTATCAGGTACGACCAGTCTACACTGCGCCCAGGCATCTGTTGGAGCGTTCGGCGTAGGAGTGCCCGACATAGCCCAGCAAGCTCGTGGTTTTTTGTGTCGGTTAACTACTGTGTTGATCTTTTTCCAGCGAGTAGTGCCAGCGTTACGTGCGCACTGGGCTACCTCGTCGACGATAACTAAGTCGATGTCGGTGCGGTTCTTAAGCTCAGGCTCAATGATACCGACACCATCGTGGTTGATAATGTAGACGTCGAAGTCTTGGTTGAGTAGCTTAACTCGTTTGTCTCGGGAGCCGTGTAACACACCAAACGTAAGATGCGGAAAGTGATTAAACAACTCATCGGCCCACGTCCGTTCTAACGTAGACAGGGGAGATATAACCAAGACTTTGTTAAGTTTGCCCAGACTGCGCAAGTAATCGTACGCCCACAAAGACGCCAACGATTTACCAGTACCAAGCTCACTAAGATTGAACGCTCTACTGTTCATTGACAGGAATGCGGCTGCTTCTTTCTGCGCTGCGAACGGTGTGTAGCGACCAGACCAGTTGTAGTATGTTCCTATAGGGGCAGGAGCGTTGTAACCTAAGTTGCGTAAAAGTATTGTCTCGTCGGTACGGTGGGGCACGGCAACCAAGGGTGTACCTTTGTGGTTAAACGCTTTTGCGCTCGGTACTACATTCAGTATCTGGTCGGGGTTGCGCGTCTTCAATATTAACGCTTGTTTGTCTGGCCACACCAGCATGTTGTTCTCCCTCGTCTATCTGTCTAATGCGTTCATCGCATATGTGTTTTATTTTTTCGTAGTCTAAGCGGCGTTCGCCTTTATCTCTGAGGACGCGCTTAACGATGTCTGCATCCCAAGGGTTTAGATTGTACTCGTACCAAATATCCCAAGGCTGTATGGTACGCGTAGCGTAGTCGGATTGTCCGACGTTGTAGTCACGTGGGGTAG